GATTGAATGTAAGAAGACTTTTACTTCAGGCTCGTAAGTTGATTTCAGCAGTTGCAGTTAGACTTTTGTTCGAACAAAACGACCAAATTGTAAGACAACAATTCTTAGATAGTGTAAATCCAATATTGGATTCAATCAGAAGAGACAGAGGTTTATATGATTTCCGTGTAACAGTATCTTCATCACCTGAGGATTTGGATAGAAACACCCTTACAGGTAGAATTTATCTGAAACCTACGAAGGCACTCGAATTCATCGAAATAGAATTCTTTATCACTCCAACAGGAGCTTCGTTTGAAAACATATAAGTTCAATCAAACAAAATCAAAACCCCTCTTAATTGAGGGGTTTTTTGTTTATTTATATGAAATTCATTAACTTCGAGTCTGAAATAATTAAAAATTTTAATATTTATATTACATGATTAGGATAATTAGAGAAGGTTTCAAAGACGACACAACCCCAAATATGAAGTATTATGCTTTTGATTGGGATGACAACATTGTTCACATGCCTACAAAAATTATGGTTTTGAGTTCAGATGGTGAGGAAATTGGAATGAGTACTGAAGATTTTGCTAAGTACCGTGGAATGATAGGTGTAGAACCTTTTGATTATAATGGTGTAAGTATTACAGGTTACTCTGAAGACCCTTTCAGATTTTTCAGAACAGGTGGAGACAAACAATTTATTATTGATGCTCTTAAAGCAAAACCAGGACCAGCATTCGAAGATTTCAAAGAATCAATCAATAATGGTTCAATATTTTCAATAATAACGGCTAGAGGTCATAATCCCGAGACACTAAAACAAGCGGTTTACAATTATATTATTTCAGGGTTTGGTGGGATAGATAAAAACCAATTAATAAAAAACCTTCGTAAATATAGGTCTTTTGTTGGTGAAGAAGAAATGTCCGACCAAGAATTGATTAAAACATATTTGTCGTTAAACAAATATTTCCCCGTTTCTTTTGGTTCTGAGTCAAGTCCTGCATCTCCTGAAGAACTTAAAATAATTGCGATGGATGATTTTGTGGATTATATAAAGGGAATGGCAGCACTTCTTAATAAGAAAGCATATCTAAAAAAAGACTTAGGTAATGAATTTGTACCTAGTAAACCTATGATTGGATTTTCAGATGATGATGTAAGAAATGTTAAAGCAATGAAAAAACATTATGAAGATAAACCAGAAAAACTAGTTAAAACATTTTATACTGGAACTGGTAATAAAGAAGAATATAAATAAATGTATTTTTTAATTATTACAAAGTAAATAGAAATATTTTTGAACACCATATATTTATATCATATAAACAAAAAAAAGTAAAAAAATTTTATCATGGCTGACTTACTAATGAAAATGCCAATACCCTACGAACCGAAACGTCAAAACCGTTTCATCTTGAGGTTTCCTTCAAGTTTGGGTATTAATGAATGGTTTGTAGAAAGTACTGCTAGACCACATATACAAATCGGTGCTACTGAAATTCCGTTTCTTAATACATCAGTATGGGTTGCTGGAAGATTTAACTGGCAAACACTTAACGTAACTTTCAGAGACCCAATTGGTCCTTCAGCATCACAAGCGTTGATGGAGTGGGTTCGTTTACATGCAGAATCTGTAACAGGTCGTATGGGTTATGCTGCGGGTTACAAAAAAGATGTGGACTTGGAAATGTTAGACCCAACAGGAGTTGTTGTAGAAAAGTGGATTCTGTACGGAACATTCCTAACAGACGTAAACTTCAATTCTCTAGCATATAACCAAGATGCTTTGGCAACTATTACGGCTACGATGAGAATGGACCGTTGTGTATTAGTTTACTAATATTATTTATTAAAATTAAATTCTTAATATATTTAACCCTAAAGACATAAACTTTAGGGTTAATTTTTTTATATGGATGAACAATCAAGACAATACGGACAAGAAAATCTTACATTACCACATGATGTAGTACCTCTACCTTCAGAGGGTTCTTTTTATAAAAACAAAAAAAAGTCTGTAAAAGTAGGATATTTGACTGCTGTTGATGAGAATATAATCATGGGTGGTTCTGAAAATTTAACATTGAATCTTATCAGAAATAAGTTATATGAACCTGACATGAAAGTTGAAGAACTTTTGGAGGGTGATGTTGAAGCGATATTGATTTTCTTAAGAAATAGTTCATTCGGTCCTGAAATTACCTTAAATGCAACCGACCCTAAAACGAGCAAACAATTCAAAGCAACTGTTCGATTAGATGAATTACCAATCATAAAAGGTCAAGAGCCAAATCATGACGGTACTTTTTCTTTGGAATTACCAAAGAGTAAGGTAAATATTAAAGTTAAACCTTTAACCTTGGGCGATAGTAGTGAAATTAACAGAATTGTTGACAGTTATCCACAAGGTAGAGTTGCACCTACAGTTACAACAAGACTCCAAAAACAAATAGTAGACGTTGGAGGAAATACCGACAAAGGTTACATTGCAAAATTTATTGAACAACTACCAATCTCTGACTCTAAATTAATAAAAAGTTTCTTGGATGAAAATGTTCCCAGAATCGATTTAAGAAAAACAATCACAGCCCCATCAGGAGAAAAACTTACAATCAATGTGGGTTTTGGGGTTGATTTCTTTCGCCCTTTCTTCTGATTATAGAGTAGGACAACTTGACGAGTTTTATTATCTTTCTACACTCTTGAAAATTTCATGGCAAGACTTTCAAACTATGCCTATTTTTGTTAGAAAATATCTCTTAGATAAATGGATTGAGGAACATAACAAAACATAATATGTTCTATTTATTTTTATGGACATTCTAAATCCTATCGAGAGTCTGAGGAAAATATTATCTGAACCACCGTCTGCCAACGAAGAAGGGAAGGGTATTTTAGGTAATGTAAATAAAGCAATTAAAGAGCTTGAAGGTGGTACAAGAAGAATTAATTATTTATTCGGACTTACTAGACAAAGAGTTGAAGAAGTTAAAATTGCAATTGCAGATACAACTCCATTTGTAGATAGACTTGGTGGGAACATGGAGCAAGCCATTCAAGGGCTTGAGGCGGTTGCGACAGCTACAAGAAGGAATGTAATTGCTTCTACTGACGATATTAGTAAACTTATAGCGGCAAACGGAATATTGGGAAGGTCAGTGGATTCCATGGTCGAAGACTTTCAAGGTATAGGTGTGCAATTTTCGATGATTGGACCAGAACTTGAATCTGCTATAGGATATGTTAAAAACGTGGGTGCGAATTTAGTTCAAGTTATGGATACGGTGTTTCAGTACATGGGTAACATGAACAAATTCAATTTTCAAAATGGTGTTGAAGGTTTTACAAGAATGGCAACAAAGGCAACGATATTAAAATTTGATATGCAACAAGTTTTCAATTTGGCGGAAGACGCCTTGAAACCAGAGAGGGCCGTTGAGTTAGCAAGTGCATTTCAAAGATTAGGAGTTTCTGTTGGTACACTGACAGACCCATTTGACTTGATGTACAAATCACTTATGGACCCAGAAGGTCTCCAAGATGCTTTAGTTGAGATGACAGCACAATATTCCGAGTTCAATGAAAAAACGAAAAGATTCGAAATAACTCCATATGGAAAATTAATGCTCAGAGAAATTGGTAGAGAAGCTGGAATAGCTGGTGATGAACTAATGAAATTATCTTTGAATACCGCTGATTTACAACGAAGAATGGGGATGATAAAACCAGACTTCCAATTTGAAAGTGAAGAAGATAAAATGTTGTTAGCTAATATGGCTAGAATGAAAACAGATGGAAGGTATGTGATTGATATTATGAATAAGGAAACAGGGAAGAAAGAAGAGGTAGACCTCCAAAAATTATCCAATGAGCAAATGGAAACTCTAATTGAGTTACAAAAAAGTGGACCCAAAACCCTCGAGGATATTCAAAGAGCTCAATTAGAGACTGAAAATTTAATGAAGGGGGATGTGAGAGCAATCAAAGATAGAATGTATTTGGGGACAGCTTCTGCTCCAGATGTAATCAAATTAATGGAAGAAATAAGAAGAGGTGGTGTTGGAGTAACTCAAACGCTTGTAGATAAATCACCAGACACTCAAAAAGTTAGAGATGAAACTCAAAATGCTGTTAAAGGTATTTCAGATTTTGCTAAAGGTGCTATGACTGGAAATGTGGAGGAATTGGGTAAATTAACAACCCAGTTCAATCAATTAATAGATAAAGTTAAAGGGATGGGTGGTGACAGTGGTGTTGCTGCATTACCTGAATTGACTAAGCTCGGAGAAAAACTTAAAGAATATGCTGGTGAGATAGGAAAGGCTATGGATACACAACCAAGAATTTCCGGAAAAGAAATGACACCAGAGTTGATGAGGAAACAACAAGATATGAGGAGAGCTGCGAGAGAGTTTGATAGAATCCAATCACAAATTTCTCAAATATCAAATCAATCGCTTACACAATATTACACCAATAATATACAAGGAAGACAATTTTCATCACAAGATTTCACCCCAAGAAAAATTGATGTTAATGTAACTGGTGGTCAAATAACAAAAATAGAACTTACAGGTAGTCCAGAATTAGTCAAATTGTTGTCTAATATGCCGGAAGTGGATAGGAAGAAATTTGTTGCTCAATTTGACGAAGAGTTGTTCAAAATTATAAAACAAGGGGTTAATAAGGTAGACGGCGACTACATGCCAAAGAAATAAAAAAAATACAATACTCTATTTATAATAAAAGTATAAATGGCTAGTCCACTACTAGTAACGTCAGAGAGTTTTAGGAAGAAAGTTATAGTTAGGAACTTAGTACCTTACCCAAAATCACCGAGTAAGACTACCCCTCCTATAAACTATGATGCCCCTATTTCAGACTATGCGGTCACAGATTCACCAGACGTTTTAATAGACGAACCATTATTTTCCAAAGATTTATATAAAGTTAATCAATATGGTGCGGATGGAGGATACAAACAAGTACCTGACCCAAACGCATTGCTCAACACAAAATCAAATGAAGGTGAGTATGGGTATCAAGATGCAAACATAATTGATGAAGGAATACAAGAAGCTAGAAAATATAGACCATTAAATGCTTATGCTGATGGTATAAACATTTTTGATGGTGCGGAAGCGGTTTCTTCTTTAGAGACGGTTATTAGAGACGGAAATAGACTACCAAATGGTCAACCTTACTATCCGTTACAATTTGTTCCTTCGTTCTATAGAAACGTAGGTATTTTACTCTCGAGAGACCCTGTAGGTAGTGATGGATTATTGAGTCAAGACTCATATATTGCTAGATTAGGTGCTGACTTATTGAGAAAAGGTTTTGAAGAAAGGATTGCTACGGAAATAAGGCTTAATACGATTGGTAGAATCAACGCGTTTAATGTTAGAGGTGGTACTGATATATTAAGTTTAGCGACAGGTAGAGTTCCAATCATAGAACCGAATTATAGGATTACAACTCCTGCAAATCCGATACTTGCAGCAACTGATTTTGCATTAAGACTGGCAGGAACAATTATTCCAGTATCTACAATACCAGGTTCATATTTTGACCCATCAATTAATTCAGGACAACCTGTAACAATTCAACAACTTAACAATGCCTTCAGGAGAAGTACGGTCGGTAAGTTTGTAAATTCTCTTTTGGGAACAAACAGGTCAGGTTCGCAATTATTTTTAGATAATACTGGTGGAGGTCAAAAATCTAGATTATTCGGTAATTTAGATTATAACAGATACAAGCCAGGATATTCTCGTGGTGTGTTTGATAGATTGTTAGGTGCTTTAGTTGGAACAGACGAAAACAATAGTAACTTTTATATTGGCTCTACAACATCTGAACCGTCAAGAGTTTTTTCACCGTCGGGTGATTTACCAAATAACAGTTTTGGACAAGAACAACAAAGTCCCGTATACGGACCTTCTGAACTTGCACAACTTTATGAAGGACCGAGTAGGGAAGTAAGGTTAGGGGCAAATGGAGCATCATATATTAATGGAGGTGGAATTGAAGGAGGGCTTACTTGGATTTCTCCTGGTACAATTGCAAATGCAGGTAAGAAAGTTGGTCCAGGTGGAAAAACGTTTGCTTCGGAAACCGACCAATCACAATCTTCTTTTGATACAACAGTCTCGACAGGTATTGCGTTCAAAGATAATTCGATTTTAGATAATACACAAAGATTAATCGATAGTGCGCCAAAATCAGGTGGAAGAAGATTACAACATGTTGGTAATGCAATCGACCAAGTATCAAAAGTATTTAATGACGGATATAAAGAACTCACTAAAGGTTCAAAAGTATTAAAGTATACTGGTGCAATAGGCGCTGAAGTGGGTGCAGAATACTGTAGAGTTTTTTCCAAAGACCTTCCTTATTTACAATACAATGATTTACAAAAGGCGGATGGAATTACAACACAAAACAGAAGGATAAATTCTTCCGTATTGGATAGTACATACAATCTGAACATATATCCTAACAAGAAAGATAGTACAGCAGATTCAACAAATCTTGTGGGTAATCCAGATACAGATGGGTATGCTAAGAAGTATATGTTTTCAATAGAAAATTTGGCTTGGAGAACATCTAGTAAACCAGGATTTACTTGGGCGGATTTACCAATTTGTGAAAGGGGTCCAAATAAAGGAAGAGTGATGTGGTTTCCACCGTATGGTTTAACATTTAGTGAGACAACAAGTGCCTCATGGAAAGACTCTAATTTCATCGGTAGACCCGAACCAATTTATACATACAGTAACACAAATAGAACAGGCTCTCTTTCTTGGAAGATTGTTGTTGACCACCCTTCAATTTTGAATCTTATTGTTAATAAAGTATTGAATAGTGAGAACGACAGAGAAAAAATAAATTCAAAAATTGATTCATTTTTTGCTGGTTGTTTGAAATATGACCTTTACGAGTTGGCAAAAAAATATCCATTAGCAAACCCTAATGATTTATATATAATTCAACAAGAATTGAACCAAGGTCAATTGTCAATAGAACAAGTCGATTGGGTTAAAAAAAATTTACAAACAGGATATAATACAACTAACAACTCAACAATGCCCATTGCACAGTCACCAAACTTAAACTTAGATGGGTTGAAAGATGAAATACAAGGTCTCGGTTTCTATTTTGAAAATGATGTTCCAGGTGGTAATTTAGGGATTACAGTTTCACCATATAGTTTTTATTATAATTCCTATATCGCATCTAAACAACAAATTATTAATTATGCACCTACTACGACAAATCCTGTAAGTGATGGGGATGCGGTGTCTCAATTCTTCGATACTGTTATTGAACCAAATTTTTCTTCCATTAATGAAAAATTAAGTAAGATTTATGAATTGGCGGTTAATGGAACAATATCTTCTGTTGAATTTAATTTGGTTGGTACAACTTCTTCACCAAGTTCACAAAATTATAATATTGAACTTTCTGATAATAGAGTTAGGTCTGTACAAGAATATATAAAAAATTATTTTCCTAACTTAAGTGCTAAATCAGTATTAAGTAAAATACCAAATTTTAACGTCTCGTTTACTCAAAACGCACAAGGAGAGAGTAGTGTAACTGTTAAGAAGGGTACTGGGTGGGGAGAAAAATACAACTGTGGAGAACAAGATTCTCTAGCGGTAAACAACGGAATTAATACGGTTAATGCAATGGCTTGTAGAAGAGTTGCAATAAAATCAATTGAGTTAAAACCTAAAGCATCTGCAAACTCTGTTCCACCAGAACAAGAACAACCTTTTGTTCAAAATATAACAAAAACTACCGTACCAGTAACCGCTTTTGTGGAAAGAAAAGGGTTTAGAGACAATATTTCAAAAAGAGTTTTAAGACTTTTGATGACAGAGTGTGATTATTTTGAGTCAATTAAGGAAGACACACCAATGGTTTATGACAACTTGAAAGATAAATTGAAATTTTTCAATCCAGCATTTCACTCAACAACACCTGAGGGACTTAACTCGAGACTTACATTTTTACAACAATGTATGAGACCGGGAGAAACAATACCTGTTGTAAAATCGATAAATGGGAAAGAAACTTTACAATACGATAATGCGGTTAATACTGCGTTTGGGGCACCTCCAGTCTTAGTACTCAGAATTGGTGATTTTTTCAACACGAAAATAATTCCAGATAGTTTACAATTACAGTACGAAAATTTGGATTTGAATCCCGAAGGAATTGGTATACAACCGATGATTGCAAATGTAACTTTATCGTTCAAGTTTATTGGAGGAAGTGGTATTAAAGAGGCTATCGACAGAATACAAAACGCTTTGTCATTTAACTTCTATGCAAATACAGAAGTGTATGATGACAGAGCGGATGTTACTGATTTTAGTCTTGACCAACTTGATAAAGAATTTCAAGCATTATATGCAATACCTCAACAACCTTCAACAAATCCAACACAAAATAATAACGGACAAAATAATGACTCTTTTATTGGTGAAGTTTTAACATCAGTGAATTCAGAAAGTGGTACAACAGGAGACGTGTCATATACAAATTTCATCTCATCATTTGTTGATGAAACTCAAACTTATTTTAATACAATTTTTAATAAAAATAGAGAAGTACTTTCACAATACAATGAAGGTATCAGACAACTTTGGTCTTATGGAAGAGGATATACCAAAGGTAGAATTCCTGAAATAAACTCTGAAAATGAATATTTTTTTGGAAAACCCTTGGATTACCAACAAAATATAGTCGGTGTTTTCACACAATATAATATAGAAATATCAAGTGACACAGACGCCTACTTGAGTTTTATGATGACTAACAAAAATCTATCAGATAAAGTTTTAAGACAAATAAAACAAAACTACAGCAATCTTGTTACAACAAAACAAAACGGGTTTGAAAATTCATTATCAAAAATTATTCAGGATGTTGTCCTTACGCAACAAAAGTACTATAAAGATTTACAAAGACTTTTAATTATAACATTTGGAAGATTTGATTTGGCGGAATTAATTTCAGGTACTGATGGACTACAAAATAAAAAAGGGGAACCATTCGCATATTATACAACAGGAAATAGTCTTAATGTATTGGTTCAAGACAAAAATACAACCGAAGAATTCTTGAGAAATTATTATATTGAAACTACTAAAGAAACTAATTTTACTTCAACATCCACAGGAAAGAGCACGGTTAATAGGTTGGTTCAACCTGTAAACAAAAAATATTCGGCACAAGAAGGATTTATTTCCATTTCTAATAATCCAATTTTTAACGATGCATCTGTCAAGTATCAATATATGATATTCAATCAAGAAATTGTTGACGATAAAAAGTATCAATCATTCAAAGATTCTTTAATTGGAAACGTATTATCAAATTCAACTCTGATGGAAAACAGTAATCCCAATCTTTCTCAGATTTTCGATGATTATTGGATTAAAACTTGTAAACCCGGATTTGAGGAAGAAAACAAACTTGCAACAGATTTTCTTGATAGTATAGAACGAGGACAATTAAGAAACTTCCTAAACTATACTGCAATCAATAAAACAACAGAAAGGAAATTAACCTATTCAAATTTACCGAACACTTCGGAGGATACATACAAAGAAGCTCGACAAAACTATATTGTTTCACTTGCAAATACTACAAATAATAATACTAATACTGAAACATTTAATGACGCATCATCAGGACCTAGTGGTTCGATATATATAAGTAAATCAAAACTTAACTAATGGCATTTGCATATTATAACAGATATAATGATTTTTTAATAAACGGTCAGCAGACCGTAGTACCTTTTGTATTCCTTCCAAGAAAAACTTCTGATAAAAATTATGTCTATAAAGTTGCAAGAAGTAGATTGGATAAAGTTTCACAAGAGTTTTATGGTACACCCTATTTTGGTTGGTTAATATTACAGGCAAACCCAGAGTTTGGAGGATTGGAAACAAATATATATGATGGTGCGATATTGACAATTCCATATCCATTAGTAACATCATTACAAGACTATAAAGGTGCTTTAGAAAATTATTTTTATTATTATGGTAGGTAATTTACAACCAGATAATTCTGGAAACATTTTGGTTGAGTATGATTACGATAACATAATCATTGTCGACCCAAACAAGACCACCGATTATCAAGGAAATATTAAAGAAAGATTGGTCGACCATGAGAACTTGGTTATGTTTGCTAATCTCGAAGCTGAAGTTTTACCAAGAACAAAGCTAGCGGTAGGAGGAAGTCCACAAGACACTAGTAGAACAGTTTCCATTGCCAAAATTAACTTTTTAGGACCTAACAAGAAAGACTATTTCGGAACAACTTATTACGACGAACTTACAGGGAGAAATACTACAGCCACTGACCCGAATGGTAAATATGGAATGGGAGCTAATCAAAAGACAGAAACAACAATTCAATCTCCAAATCGTAAAGAATCCTATAATAAAAGTGGAATTAAAACAAATGGTATTGATGGAAGTGTTGATAATGGGATGCTAGGTATAACAAGTATATTAGTAAAACTAACAAGTTCTTTTATACCAACTGTTTCAATTACAATGGAGGATGTTCAAGGAAGAGCACTATTTTCTTTAGGTGACCAATCCCCGTATGCAGCATTTTTCAATCTTCCCTACCCACCGTTTTATTTAACTCTAAAAGGTTATTTCGGACAGGCCATCAGGTACCAACTTAACTTAAAAAGTTTCAATGCAAGATTTAATACTTTCAGCGGAAACTACCAAGTAAATTTAGAATTGCAGGGATTCAAATTTGGCATTCTAAATGAAGTGCAAATGCAACATTTGTTGGCGGCGCCACACATGTACTCTACTAGATTTAATACAACCACCAATTCTAATCCCACCGAAAACCTCCAAAGAGATGCAAGGGCAACAGGAAATAACCAACCTCAACCAACGACCACAACAAATAATCAAATTGTTAGTTCTTTGGTGACAGAGAAAGGTTATGAAAAAATTGTTGAGGTATATAGCGAATACAAAGCAAAAGGATTATTACCGAAAGACTTTCCTGAAATAACATTCTACCAATTGATAGACATTGTACAAACTTTTGAGACAAGGATTATGAAACTTTTCACAGAGGCTGATGTACAACCTTTAACAGATTGTAGGAATTATAAAGAGGAATTGAAAAAATATGTGGACCAAGTTTTAACTTCGGAAGATTCTTGGTTTTCACAATGGGTTGACCCAGCACCAATAATACTCAAAAACGGAAGTAAAATTTATACGTTCAAAGAGAATAGTTTCAACGTAACAGAAAAAAACACAGCTCTTGAAGAATTAAAACAAATTATAAATGATAATACCGCAAGTTTGGCAAACGTTGGAACTTTGGGAAAAAGAGGAAAGTTTCCGATTGTAAATCCTGTCAGATATGATACGATAGTGTCAACAAATTTCGATACGGCAAATGTTGACTTATTGAAGAGTGCGGAACAAAAGGGTATATTTGCAAAATCAGTTGATTCACCTGAGATACAAAATTATAAACAACAAAGAAAAAATCTTTTTACCGGATATAAGGAAGTAGACTCTAGTGGGAAAGAAACTATAGTGTTTGGACCTGTTTTTGATTTTGATGGTTTCATACAGAAACTACAGGTTATGGAAACTAGCGCGAACCGTAAACAAGCTGAGTACGAATCATTTATAACAACAGAACTATCAAAAAAGATTGAAGACCCAAAACAAGGTATAGGATTTAGACCTTCAATAAGAAACATTGTTGGAATCATCATGGCAACTACGGAAGGGTTTTTGAGGTTAATGGATGAAGTCCATTCAAAGGCTTGGCAGTTAAGAGATGACCCTGTGAGAAAAACGGTGTATGGAAATCAATATTCCGTTCAAAGTTCAGATTTGAAAGAGAATGTTGGAATAAGTAACATTTCAAGTTCCCCTTTAGATAATACAAGAGACGTTGTTTATCCATGGCCGCAGTTCTTTGTTGAAAGTAATAGAGATATAGAAGGAAGATTTCAGTTGAAATATTTGGGAGACCCTTCAGTGGTAGATATAACAAAGGGAGATAGGTATGACAAATGGCCCGAGGTTGAATTTGTTGAAGAATACTTAAAAGGATTGACTCAAAAATTTGACCCCCCAATATCACAACCACCTTTGAACACTTCAAATGAAACAAACTTAATCAATATAAATGCAATAGAATATCCACAATTGGATATTGCATATAGAAACAAAGATGAACTGAAATTTTTCTATGAGATTTGGGAAAGACAGTTCGTTACGGCATATTTTACTGGATTAGGTAGAACACCTCAAAATAAAAAAACATCATTGGTGACTCTCTTACAAGATTTAGAAAGTCAAAATATAGAGTTAAGTATAGGTCTTAGTAGTCCTTATCTAACATATAAGTTAAAAAATTATGATATTACCGCCAATAACTATCTCAACACCTTAAGGGGGTTTTCTAACCAAGGGACAGGTAGGTCATGGCAAGATTTCATTAGAGATTTTTTTGTCACACCTTATCTTAGAACATTAACGGATAATTCTTTTTCATTATTACAACTTAATGAGTTAGGACCGGAACCACAAAAGAACTTACCAAACACAACAGATGAATTACTTTCTGTGATTAACACTGATACGGAACCGAATATTATGGATACATATCCATTTGTTAATGACCTATGGTGTGAAACAAATTTGGTGGGGTATGACCAAAACAAAGCAAACAAAAGATATGACACCAAGGAGGTGTTAGAAGTATTTGAACAAAGGAATGTAATATCAAATTTCAACGATTTGGACAACTACGAAGTAAAAAGACCTGTTACAAATTTTAGTTATTTATATTCAAATAATCCAAACAGAATAGTTACAAGTTCATTACTTATTAATGAGTTTTATACCTCGACTTTCCCCTCAGACTTCCTTCCTACAGTAGGATATACTTTTACAGACTCGCCAGCAAGGACCGTGGCAGGACAAAGACAATTACCAATTGTGACAACAACATCTATGTTGAATACACCCTTCTTTGTTAATTCAATATTAAAAGGAGTTGATAATTGGAGAAGGTCAAATCAAAACCCATTCAAAGCTGCTGCTTACCTTTTCTTGAATTCATTACCACTAATAAGTCTCAGAGAAAAACTCAAATCAACATCAACAGTGACAACCACCGCTGACATAGAAGTGGGTTTACAAAATCCAATTGACGATTTGAATTACATGTTTGCAACACTTAAAAAATATGGTGCAATACACAAACTACCTTATGCTTGGATTTTGAAAATGGGTTCTATTTGGCACAGATACAAAATCTACAAACAGACAGGGGGAGATATTTTATCGGATGTTTGGAGTAGTTATAATTTTGTTGATGGATATGACCCTTTAACAAGAAATGTTACGAAAACTTACAGTTACGTAAAAAATGGACAAGAACAAAAAATACAATTACAATCAGGATTTGACCAAATCAACAATGTTGAGGTAGGATTTTATCCTAAGACAATTAATGACTTTAACGTCTTTTATAATGGTTATGATTTATTCAAAGATTATACGGACAATGAAATACAAAAGGCTGTAGACAGAGGATTAAATATTTTTAATTTTACTTCTTCGAATATTTCAAATGTACAAAACGGGAATAATACGTTCAACGTTAAAACTTGGTCAGTTCTTTTACCTGCAAACATAGAATTTTCATCAACAACTTTGGATTGCAAAACAGAGACAACTTCAATACAAGAAATGTATGTGATGCCATCTTTTGGTACATATTTAAACGAAGCAGAACAAGCTTTGGTAAATGGGGGGACTTTGACACAGGGATATGCCTTCGCTGGTAATCCTTCAGTATTCAACGGTTCAGTCAGACTATTTTGGGCGGCGCCTAATTTTGGATATTTCGATTCCGAAAAAATTAAAAAACCAAATTATGATGAATACCTGAATGTATTCAAAATGAAGCCTGAAGAACTTACACCTTTCAGGTTTTCAGAATTAGACAATTACATGAAAATTGATGATTTGTTTTCTGTTTTTGAAAAAAAGATTTTGGATTCATTTGAAACTGAATTTCTGAATTTTTCAAAACCGGCAACTGATTTGGTAACAGGATTTCAAACCAACGGAATAGACTCGAATGGAGTTGACGAAAATTCAATTTACAAAAATTTCCAAGCTTTCTTCAGTGATATGATGAAAGTACCATTCAATTCTTCGAACACACCAAATGATTTGTATTTTCAAAATACAATTAATATTCAATATAATAATATACAAAATAAATTAATATCATTTTTGGAATACGATGTCATTTTTAGATATGGTAATCCTACAAACTATAATAAAAGAATATTTGATTCTTACTTGTATCCTGAAGGAATTGGACAAGTTTTTGTTGACCCAATTAAATTTGATGCATACGTTACAGGAAGCTTACCCTCAGAAGGAGGAACAACAACCTTACAACAATCTAAAACAAATTATCCAAATGAGTGGCTCGAGTTGGAACTACAAGTAGGTTTTTCTACCATACCACAATTAGTTTATAAAAACAACGGTTCATATATAACTGATTTTTTCATAGACAACAATATCAAATTTACAGTTGAAAATATTCAGATACTTTCACCGTTAATTAAAATTTATGCAACACAAAAACTACAAAAGTCTAGTACTGTGTTGGGTGTTAAGAGACAACTCGAAGAATATTTTGCATCGTGTAAAGATATTCAAGACCTTTTTATAAACGGGGTGTTGAATTTAGTTAGAAAAAAATTACTTAATCAAAGTCAAGTACCAGAAACAATTAAATCAAGTGTAGTTGATGGTCAACAAACAAAAGTAAACATTTATGAAATGTTTAAGGCTTTCAATGATAAATGGATTGCAGGGTATGACTTTGAGTCCAAAACTCTTTTTGAAGACATATTATTTTTAGACAGGGCTTCAAGAAACATTGGTGACATTTTACTTGTTGATATTTTTGACTTGAAAACAATGTTGGACAGTTCTAAAGAGAACAATACTAAAACGGTTCAAGATTTAATCACGAGTTTAATGTTGAAAAATAAATTTACGGTAATGAACTTACCTGCTTACGTGAATTTTTATAACGTACAAGATGTTGACGGTGTAACAACAAGAGCGCCTGAGGGAAGTTCAGACTTTGCTAACAGTCTTTGGGGAACATATCTTAATGTTGATTATAGGAAAAGTTCACCAAAATTAGTGGGATTCTATGTTGGAAAACCTTCAAATTATTTGGCATTACCAGAAAACAAATACTTCAGATACAGGAATGATGGATTCGACATCGGGAAATCTTCTCAAGTGCCATTGCGAGAAAGTTTACAAAATAAGACTGATTTTGCTAAATCTAATAGATGTGTAGGGTTTAATGTTGATATTGGTATTAGAAATCAAAACGTTTTTTATTCTTTTCAAGTATCACAAGATAATGGTAAAGCTACTGCGGAAAGTGTTCAACAAACCTTGAATACTATCAATATCAATTCAGGTACTCAAACTGCAACTCAGAATACAAGTTTATATAATTTGTATTTACAAAGAACATATCCATGTACTGTAGAATCTTTGGGAAATGCCATGATTCAACCAGCGATGTATTTCAATTTAAGAAATGTTCCAATGTTTTATGGACCATACTTAATCACAGATGTTGAACACACTATAAGTCCTGGTGTTTTCCAAACACAATTTACGGGAGTTAGACAGGGTATATTCGATTTACCTCAAATTGATAAGTACCTTCAAAGTATTAATCAAAATCTTCTAACTAGAATTGAGAGTGAAATAAGAAATAAGATACAAGAAACAAAATCAATTGCCACAACCAATAATCAGAAAGCGGTAAACAATTCACCAAGCAATAACAATACATCTTCTACTTTAGGCGCTTGTGACTCTTTAGTAAGTCCAATTTATTTACAGAATGGATTTGTCAATATTCCAAGTGTAATTACAAAGATTACTAAACAAAACATGATTGAAGTAATCAATTCTCTTTTGATAGCAAAAACTGGCTCAGCTGAACCTGTATTACAAAGAGCTTTTTATGTTTATTCGTACATTTCATCTAAAATTGATAATGGACAGTTAATAGGATATAATAACAATTACTGTAACAAAATTAATTTGAAATACGAATATGTACCAACCTACAAGTCGTTCTTCGATAAAACTTATTGTTGTGTTCAAGACGGAAATGAAATTCTACCTTTTGCAAACTTTGATTCAACCTACAGATACTTTGAATTTTTGTATTCAAGAATGGAGCAAAACAAAAAAAGAATTTCACAAATTGGACTAAATAAATATTTTTATTGTTTTTTCAATTCAAGTGGAATGACTGAAGAGTCCTATAATATATTCTTATCCAGTCCTGGTTCAATTGTAAACGATGGTGCAGACAAGATGAAAGAAGCGTTAAATGATATGAATAAGTTGGCGACTGTGTCGAGTTTGAATATACAACAAATGACAACAGAAGATATTAATAAAATCGTTGGTGGTATAATAACAACGGCAGATACAAGCGCAGGTGCGAAACCTGAAAACAATTTGGGCACACAAGATGACACTCGAGAAACTTGTTTACCCCCTACAATAACAAAGTTTGACCCTGTTACTGCAACAATTAATGGTTCTACTAATCCTGAAATTTCACTAACGGGTACAAACTTGGTAGGTAAAACAATTGTTCTTTTGAATGGATTAGGAACAGAAATAACCTTAAATACTCAGACAAAAATTAAATTTGTCCCACAAAATAAAGTAAGTGGTAAGATAAAAATAATTACAACAGGTGGTGAAGTTGAATCAACGGATAATTTTACTTTCACATAAATGAATATTATTTAATAACGATTTGTTCTTTATCATATATTTATAAGAAAAGATTTTATGAAATTAGATAATATCTTAAATAACTACTTAGGAAAAAAAGTTAGATTCAGTGAATCTGATAATGGTGATGGTTCTAAAGAAGTTTGTGATTTAGATACTGGAGAATGTTATGTTGTTAGAGAAAGAGATGGATTAATCGAAAGAGCTGGACACCAAGTTTATGCAAACAGAAGAGTTAAAGTAGAAACAGTTGGCGGAATAAAACAATTATTAAACGGTTAAACAATGGGAATAGATAGAAAAATATTAAGTGAAATCGAGAGGTATCATTTTATTAATAATTACATTAATGAACAAGCAGAACCAGTAGAACCTACAGCACCTGCCCCTCCAGCACCTGCTATGGGAGACCAACCTTCTGATATGGGTAATACTACTATTGATGGTACACCTGAAAAGGTTGATGTTAATGTAGACACTGAAGTTGAAAAAATCGGTGACGAGGGAGAATCTCAAGAAGGGAATAATACCGAAGAAATAGATGTTACAGACATTATAAAGTCTCAAGAGAACATTGAAAAGAAACAAGAAGAATATTTTGATTCTTTATTTTCTCAAGTATCTAGCTTGGAGCAAAAATTATCTCAGATGGATGCTGTATTAGATAGACTAAATTCTTTGGAAAGCAAAATAGAAAAATACAGAGAAAAGACTCCTGAAGAAAAATTAGAACTAAGAACATACGATTCTTATCCGTTCAACCAAAAACTTTCTGATTTCTTCGAAGACAAAAAAGAAGAAATGGAAAAAACAGGGAAACATGATTATGTCCTCACATCAGACCAAGTCACAGATGCGAATGACAAAGAAATGAAAGATAGTTTCCAACCACATTACAATCCTGAATATTAAACATAAGGTCCCCAACGGGACCTTTTTTAATTTGACAAATTAATAAAAGTAGATTATATTTGCTGTATAAATTTATATTATGAATACATTAGACGCCGTATTGGCACAGTACGAAAAATCAAAAATCTCAGGGGGCGGGGCCCAAGGAAAAATGTCTCAAGACGAAAGAATGAAAAAGTATTTTGCTCTTATCTTGGGAGACAAAGAAAACTCAGGACAAAGAAAAATTAGAATCCTACCAACACAGGATGGTTCATCACCATTTAAAGAAGCTTGGTACCACGAAATACAAGTAGGTGGTAAATGGCAAAAATTCTACGACCCAGGAAAAAATGACAACGAACGTTCTCCTTTGAATGAGGTTTATGAAGAACTTATGTCAACAGGTAAAGAATCAGACAAAGAATTGGCAAAGCAATACAAGTCTCGTAAATTTTATATCGTTAAGGTAATTGATAGAGACAATGAACAGGATGGACCAAAGTTTTGGAGATTCAAACACAATTATAAAAACGAAGGTATTCTTGATAAGATTATCCCAATTTGGAGAGCTAAAGGAGATATTACTGATGCTGAAAAGGGAAGAGACTTAATAATTGAGCTTACAAAGTCTAAAACACCAAAAGGTAAAGAATATACAACTGTATCAACTATTATGTATGATGACCCAACTCCTGTACATCAAGATAAAAAACAAGGTGATGAGTGGGTTAATGATGAACTTGGTTGGAATGACGTATACTCTAAAAAACCTGTTGATTATTTGGAGGCAATTGCAAGAGGAGAAACTCCAAGATGGGACTCTGAATTAGGTAAATACGTTTACGGAGATAGTACTGAAGGTGAAACTTCAATTGGTGGTAGTAAAAAATATAACGACCCACAGGCTGAATCTGAACCAGACGAAGACCTACCGTTTTAATTCTTAATAAGTGGGTGGTAAATACCACCCACAATTTTTTTAATTTAGAAACATGAAACTAGAAGAATTTTTACAATTTCAGATTAACAACACTAAAATAGTTTTGACTGAGGAAGAAGCTATGAAAAATCCAAATCAAAGATACTCTTCAGGAAGAAAAATAGAAATTGGTGATAAAGTATTAGTTGGTTTTATAATGGAATCTGACCCTGTAAGTAAATTACCTGTTACAATAATATCCTTTCACGAAGATGAAATTGGTACAGTATATGCGCAAGATGAACAAATGACAAAAGAGAAAATAGGAATGGATTTACCAGTATTGAAGAAATTAAAATAATTTATAATGGCAATAAAGAAAAATGAATTTAGTAGTTTAAAGAAAAAATTTTCTACTTCGGCAAAATATAAACCACAAAGATTTTTTGATTTGGGTCAAGATTTCTTGGATGCGGTTGGAATACCTGGTCCGGCAATTGGACACATTAATATGTTCTTAGGTCACTCAGATACAGGTAAAACCACTGCAGCAATTAAAGCGGCGGTTGACGCACAGAAAAAAGGTATTTTACCTGTATTCATTATTACAGAACAGAAATGGAGTTTTGACCATGCCAGACTTATGGGTTTTGAATGTGAGGAAGTTCCTGATAAAGAAACAGGTGAGATGGATTGGGATGGATTTTTCCTTTTCAATAATAACTTCAGTTATATAGAACAAATAACTGAATACATTAATCAATTACTTGACGCTCAAGAAAAAGGAGAACTAACCTATAGTTTGTGTTTTATTTGGGATTCAGTTGGTTCTGTACCATGTAAAATGACTTATGAAGGTAAAGGTGGTAAACAACATAATGCATCTGTACTCTCAGATAAAATTGGTATGGGAATCAATCAAAGAATTTCAGGTTCAAGAAAGGCTGATACTGAATATGAAAATACTTTAATTATTATTAATCAACCTTGGGTTGAACTTCCGGATAATCCATTTGGTCAACCAAAAATTAAGGCAAAGGGTGGTGAATCTGTTTGGTTAAACTCTTCTTTAGTTTTCTTATTTGGAAATCAAAAAGGTGCAGGAACTACCAAGATTACTGCAACTAAAGACAAACGTTCAGTCAAGTTCGCAATAAGAAGTAAAATATCTGTTTTGAAAAATCATATCAATGGTTTAGGGTATGATGATGGAAAAATAATTGTAACTCCTCACGGGTTCTTAGCGGGTAAAGATTCGGCAGAAGAAAAAACCTCTATTGAAGAATACAAAAAAGAATATGCCGATTATTGGAAAGATATTATTGGTTCTGATGGTGATTTCACTTTAACAGAAGAAAAAGAAGATTGAGAACCCTCTAAAAAAGGTATGTGACAAAAACACTATTAGTAGACGGAGATAATTTATTTAAGATTGGATTTCACGGAGCTAAGGATTACTTCAACGAGAATCAACATGTTGGAGGAGTATTCCATTTTATCAACACTCTCAAAAAATTTTTAGAAGAACATAATCACGATAAGGTGGTTGTATTTTGGGATGGCGACGCTAATTCATCGGCAAGAAAGTCATTGTATCCCCAATACAAGGCTAATCGAAGGCAATCCATGGCTGAGTACAAGTACGAAGCTTACTTGCAACAAAAGGTTAGAGTCAAACAATACTTAGAGGAGGTTTTTGTCAGACAGGTTGAAATTAGAGATAATGAAGCCGATGACTTAATTGCCTACTATTGTAAAATTGCTGTAGACGAGAAAATTATAGTATTTTCTGCGGATAAAGATTTAACACAATTAATTTCAGAAAGGGTTACAATTTTTTCACCAGTTCAAAAAAAGTATTATAAAAACGGTGATAAGATAAAAATGGGGGATATTGAAATACCCCACCAAAATGTCCTCCTTTTCAAGATATTGACGGGTGACAAATCAGACAACATAGATGGTGTAGAAGGATTGGGTGAAAAAACAATTACCAAGATATTTCCTGAAATGACTGAAAAGTCATGCACAATTGAAGAATTCTTCGACTACGCTCGAAATATCATGCAAGAAAAAAAGTCAAAAGTCCTTACTAATATTTTGACTGGTAAATCTAAAAATGGTATACTTGGTGAACAGTTATTTGAACTCAACAAAAAAATCGTTGATTTGGTAAATCCCCTGATTACTGATGATGGTAAAGAACTTGTGACGAGTATATATTCAGATGTTTTTGACCCTACAGATAGAGGATACAAAAATCTTATGAAGATGATGATAGAAGATGGAATGTTTAAGTTCTTACCAAAGAATGATGAAGCTTGGGTTAATTTCCTGAGACCCTTTATGAAGTTAATTAGAAAAGAAAAAAGAAAAATTTAATAACCAAAAAAATAAAAAATGAAAGAACAAGACGTAACGAAGTTGGAATTCCTTTTAACACTCAATGAAAACATTGTAGTACAAAGATTTTTCAACGTTAAAGGATTCAACCCAAGAGCAAGAAACTCTGTTGACCTTTATGAATTCTTCAAAAATACCGCGGAAACATTGCAGTATGATTTGAAAATGAAAACAGTTGTTTACATGTTGGATAATAAAGAAACCATCATGCACGACCCAACTGTTATGGAGACATCATTCACTGATGGACCCGAATATTTTAACCTTTTTATTAAATTGGGAGACCAGACAATTTGTCATAGAATTTTCGATGGAAAAAAATTCCCACCAAAAGTTAGGTATACTGTTGATGTAAGACCATATCTTAAAGATATTCTTAAAGGTCTAACTGACATCTTTTCAGATACAGAATTAAGTTTCGAATTTTTGGAATACGAGTTGTCTAAGTAACTATTTAATAAAAGAAGGTCATTCAATTATGAACAAAAATTTCGATTACCTTGGAAATACATTCCAACTGCAACTACTGAACCAAATTATACTAGACAAGACCTTCTCTACCACAATTATTGATGTCCTTGAGAGTTCATATTTTGACAACAAGTATTTCAAGATAATAACTCAAATGGTTAAAGAGTATCATAAAAAGTATGAGTCCTCACCATCATTTGAAACATTAGAACAGATAGTTAAATCTGAAATACAACAAGAACTTGTTGCAAAAATTGTTCTTGATACAATCAAACAAATTCAGTCGGCTCCACTTGAAGGGTGCACCTTCGTTCAAGAAAAAGGTCTGAAGTTTTGTAAACAACAGGAACTTCAAAAGGCTATGGAGAAAGCTCAAAAAATTATCAACGAGGGTGATTTTGAGTCTTATGATAAAGTTGAAGGTTTGATTAGAGATGCTTTACAAGTTGGGCAAACTCAAGACGGTACGTCAGATGTTTTTTCAGATTTGGAGACTGTGTTAGATGAAGATTTCCGTCATCCTATCCCAATGGGAATATCTGGTATTGATAGACTTCTTAAAGGTGGTTTGGCAAAAGGAGAAATTGGTGTCATCTTAGCACCGACAGGTGTAGGAAAGACAACTGTTCTTACCAAGATTTCAAATACTGCATTCAATATGGGTTACAATGTACTACAGATATTTTTTGAGGACAATCCAAAAATTGTCCAAAGAAAACACTTCACGTTGTGGACAGGAATTGAACCCGATAATTTGGTTTTGAGTAAAGATATTGTGATGGATAAGATAAAAAATATCAAAGAAACAATGTCCAATAGGCTCATACTAAAAAAATTACCATCTGATTCTCTTACTATGTTACAGATTAAGAACCAAGTAAGGAAGATGATTGCGGATGGAATTAAAGTAGATTTGGTGTTGATAGATTATATAGATTGTGTTCTACCTGAAAACCCAAATAAGGACGAATGGAAAAGTGAAGGTTCCGTTATGAGACAATTTGAAGCAATGTGTCATGAATTG